GTGGCCTGACGCGCCGTTCGGTGATCGACCAGATCAGCAAGCTCGCCGAGGCCGGTTACGTCAGCGTCCTGCCGCGCGCAAAAGACAACCGTCGGCTGCCGAATCAGTACCGGCTGAACTTCCACTTTGGCATCCAGGCTGAGCCGAAGGTTCCCGAGCACGATCCGTATCTGGTGGTGAATGACGTTCACCACCCGGTAGTGAACCAGGTGCACGGGGTAGTGAATGACGTTCACGGGGGTGGTGAACGACGTGCACAGGAACCAGGAATAGAACCAGGAAGAGAACCTAAGAGCAGAAAGAAGCGCGCAAGCGCGCCGACCGCCCACTCAGCGGATCTGGATTTCTCGACCTGGCCAACCCCGCCGTCCCCCCAAGTCCTGGCCGACTGGCTGCAGCTTCGCCGCCAGCGCCGCGCCCCGGTAACTCCGACCGTGCTCGCCAGCTTCGGCCGCGAGCTGCATCTGGCCGAGGCCTTGGGCTTCACCGTTGATGACTGCCTCCGTAAATGCTGCAACCGCAGCTGGCAGGGCTTCGAAGCTGCCTGGCTCGAACGCGAGCTGACCACCACCAACCGTCCCACTGGAGGCACCCATGCAATCCGTCGCGAATCTCCTGCCGAACGCGTCATGCGCCTTGCCCTCGACGGCGAGCGCGCCGATGCCGAGCGCGGCCCTGTCATCGACGGTGACGCGCACCCTCTGGGTCCGCATGGCTGAGATCTACGGCCCGAAGTGGACGGCCGGCTATGGCGACAACCCCAACACGGGGGCGGCGCTGACTTGGGCCAAGGGCTTGGCTGGGCTGACCGGCGAGCAGCTGGCCGCTGGCATCGGTGGCTGCATCACCTGCGCGGACCCTTGGCCCCCGACGCTCCCTGAATTCCGCCTGCGCTGCCTGGGCGTGCCGGCCTTCGCTGCGGTGCGTGCCGATGCTGGCAAGCGGGACGGCTTCACCCGGCTGGTCTGGCAGTACCTCGATGGCCACCGCTACCGGCTGGCGAGCTCGGACATGGCTGACCGCCTGTTGCGAGAAGCGTATGACCAAGCCCGCGAGCACGTGATGCGAGGCGGGGCACTGCCGGAGGCGCCGGTGGCCGAGATTGAGCACGAGGTCCGCGCGCAGGTCCCGGCCAGCCGTGAGCAGGTGCAGCAGCACATGGCCGAGATTGCCCGCGAGCTGAACATGGCTGCCGCTGCGGAGGCTGCCTGATGCGCGCGCTGCGGACACAGCTGGACATCTTCGAACACGACCCAGCGCGTTTGGCCAAGGCCAACCGTGTTGCCGCCGAGACGGCGCTCATCGACGTGCAGTTCACCGCGGCCGAGCGCCAAGAGCGCCACGACTACTACCTGGGCGAGGCGCTTCGGCTTGAAGCGCTCGCCCGCCAATGCCATCGCGCGCCGGCCCGACGCCGCCGCACCGCCACACAGACAGGAGCAATCGTCCGATGAGCGCTGTAGAACCATCCAGGCCCAGCGAGCGCCTACCGAGCCGCACTGGCTCTGTTGCACCCGGCAGCCACGGGCATTGGCTGTGGACCGGGCAGTACCGAGATTGCCGAGTTTCCGATGGCGAGATGCGTCTCAAGCCGGTCTATCGCTGGATTCCGAACTGTTGGTGTGCCCAATGCCTGCCTTTCGTGAAGCGCGCGCTGTGGGGCGTCTTCGAAATGATCCTGTGCCCCATCTGCGGCAACAAACGCTGCCCACGTGCCAACGACCATCGCAACTCTTGCACCGGTTCAAACGAACCCGGCCAGGTCGGGAGCCGCTACTGATGGACTTCACCGCTTTCAGCACCCGCAGCAAGTACGCCGCCCAGATCAACGCCGGGTACTCGGCCCGGTTGGACGGCGCCGGCCTGAGCACGAACCCGCACATGGTGTGGGTGGACACCCACGACGAGCTGGAGCCGCGCAAGGTGCAGCCGCTGGACGACAAGGCACTGGCCTGGCAGCACGGCTGGCGCCTGGCCGACCGCGACGAGAAGCGCAGGGGAGCCGCGCGCTGATGGCTGCCAAGAAGCTACTCGCCCAGTTCACGACCGACCAGCTGCTGGAAGAGGTTGTGCGGCGGCGGAACGAGCGAAAGGAGGTGGGCGATGTGGAGCCCTGCGACGAATGCCGCCCTTTCAAGTTCTGGACACAGAGCGACGAACCGCCCAAGGACTACAACCCCTGCGAATTGGGAAAGCGCATGAGCTTCCATATGCCGGGCGATGGCGAGGATCCGCATAGCTGCATCGGCTACTACCGGCGGGGGGGCGCCTCCCGGCTTTCCCCGCCCGGGCAGAGC